CCTTCAGAGAGTGTTCCAATGTTCGAGAAGATACCTCTTCCCGAAAAGTGGACTTTACGGGGTCGAAAACAACTGAATTCGACGATCCGTCTTAAGACAAATGGAATTCCGCATAGGTTCATCCATTTTCTTGCGAACATTTGTGCTACCTCATGGTGCATATTGTCCGTAGCGTTCTCGAAGTCTGTGCACTCCGCGAACACTTGCTCGTACACCACATCTTGTGTTATACGATCACCCGTAGGAGAAGAGTCTGTTTTAGTACCCTTCGCCCTACAGAATGTAATGTCTTCGTACTCTTTAGAGTAGAATTCATTAAATAAGTTCCATCCATGGGCATCCATACCCATGCCGGACTTACTACTCGGTACCTTTCTCAAAGGCCACGAGCAGATCTTCGAAATTACGTCCAAAACAATTTTTAGACATATTTTCCCTTTTGTTACGGAACGAGCTTTGCCCGGTTCCTTAACAACCAACGCCCTAACCTCTGATATCTCAGAGGATGGCGATTTCAATACCTCTTCTAGAGCTCTCCAGAAGATGTATTCGCCTGCTTCTACTTCAGTATGAGATACCTCATACCGATAGATGCCGGTGTCAAGGTCAATCACTTTGGCCTTAACACCCATATGCAAACCAGCAATGATATCGCTGATGGCTTGTATACTTCCGCCGTCCTTTTTGGTAACTTCCCAACAGGCCGACGACGATAGCGTGATCCTTGCCTTTGTGGCGAGTCCGCTAAACGCATGGTCCGGTATTGTCGCAACTGCGCGATTAATACCGACCATAACCAGAGATCTTTGAACAGGCGTCAAAGGTGCTGGTTCCGTCGAAATAGTAACTAAAAGTTTTTCTTTCGACTGGTAAACCACAAGAGGGGTAGGTGTTCCCATCTCCCTCGTTTGTGATAAGGTAGAACGTATGGCTACAGCCCACACGTCTCCCTCAGTGTCAATTGCTTCCCTATACATAGGGACAAATGACCTTAACCAATGGGGTATGAGGTTCTCAAACTCCTTGGTCTTGATGAACGCGTCGTTGCTCGACAGCGCGTACATCTTAAAGGTCTTCCTCACTTTCTTAAGTTCGGAATACCTTGTCTTGACTTTGAGACAAGCAGTATGCAAGTCTCCGTCAAGGAACTCGTCGTCTATTAAGACGCCGAGGTAACGTAGGACGAAACAATCGTATTTCTCCCACGTCCAGTGCTCATTCGGAAATGCTAAAAACCTCTGAATGAACATTCCTTCGACTGTTTTGAGGCACTCAATCAGTCGGAGTGACCTAGACCTTTTGCTTCTTAAAGCAGGGTCTTGGTAAATAACCTTCGTCACGGCCTTAGACCATGACGGGTTACCTTTCCCTTTTAGCAAAGCATCTAGCTTTGCCTGAAGAGTTCTTGCCCATACCTTCGATTTACCGTCGGATTGTGCAAGTTGTACGAGCTTAATTCCCC